TTAAAATCTTTCTGTTTATCCTTTTCAGTCCATAATTCTTGTTCTTTATTCAATTCGGAAGCTGTGAAAAGATAAACATGATCCCAATCTGTTTTCGCATGAGCACACACAAAGATACCGCCATTATGGGTATTAACAGCATCAATTAATTTTTTAGCTTCTTCTTTTGTCATTTTTTATCCTTTTTTTATATATCCAAATGCATTCTTTATTACATCGCTTGATAATATTTGGGAATGTATCAGTGATATTTCAATGTCTGCATATATTGGGCCTTTATCTGTTTGTTCATGAGAAAAATCAAAATCTACCGATTTTACATAAAATCCATTCAATCTAAAAAAATTAGATATATAAAGTGTGACTCGTGGGGGTGAATTAACAATAGCATCTTCTAATAAATTTCCAAGCTCTCCACCAACAGCTTTCATTACTCCAACCGTAATAACTGCTGGTTTATCTCCATTTTTATTCTCATTGCTTTGTTGTCCAGCAATCTGTATATTTGTTGCAGTGTTGGGGGGTTTTTGTTTTTTGCTGTCTTTTGGAAAGACACCAGCCATTTTATTAAACTGTGTACTCAGTGGATCGTTACTTTCGCTAACAGAACACAACTTCACTAATTCTCTGGCTTTATCCACAACATCAATATCACCTTCTTGTAAAATTCTTGTTGTTAGAGATATATTAAGATAACTACCACCTTTAAAAATTTGTTCAGACCATGCTTGTGATGTTCCAAATGATTTCTGTGTAAACATAACGCTATATCTATTCAGTGTTGAAAAAAATTGATCTGTATTAATAAATCTATCATATGTTGCATCTAATGAAAATTTTGGTTTGTTTTTTAATAAACCAGATATTAGACCACCACTCGAATCGTTTTTACTACCAGGATAAATTATTGTAAAATTTAATAATTCAGATTTAGCTTTTGCTTTAGCTTTTTCATTTTCAATCACATCTGTTATTAAAGAAAATCCCATTTTAGTTTAACCCCATATTAGGAATATCTATATTCCCCTTAGTTTGATTTTTCTTATAAATCTCATCAGCCGTCTTCTTACCTGTTTGTTCTGCTATCGCACTGGCCAAAGCAGGGGTACACATTCTATTGAATTCTTCTGCTGTCATTCCAAAAGAATCAACATTTTTTCCTCTAATGTATGGCTGAACAACACTATTATTTTTAAATGGAACCGGTTTGGCTATATTAGAACCAGTACCATCAGCCGGAGAAAACTGAATACTCGATGTATTATTGAGATCGCTTATTATTTTTTGTTTTTTGTTGGATAACTTTAACATATTTCTCAATGGATTATTACTAATACTCGGTAAAGTATTATTTGATGTGGATGTATTTCCTGGTAGAAGATCGTTCTTCAAATCTCTACCAAGAGAAAATAAATCAATCATCGTACTAAGCGCCAAACCAATCGGCCCACCAAAAGAAGCAAGACCACCAGATGCAAGTTCTAATAACGCACCCAATATATCACCTTTTTTAAATTTACTAATGGCAAGTGGCACTGATATAAACAAACCAAGGAGAGGTATTTTCTTAAATGCCCACATACCCATTTTTCCCAACTTACCCATTTTACCTATAGCACCACCAAATGATAATACTTTTTCTGCTAATTTCCCAAATACATTTCCAATTTTTCCTGTTAATTTTGGGTTAGTTGCGATTTCCATTAAACCTTTTCTTATTAATCCAGTAAAAGCCGATGTTAACTTTCCACCCATTGATAACAATAAATTAATACCATGAAATATTACCAAACCAGATTTAAATACTGCCTTTTTAATAACATCAAGATAATCTCCTTTTCCAGTAAGAAGATATCCCAGCAAACCACCAAGAGCGGTTAAACCAGCCAAAGAAAACAGACCGGCCTTTGCAGCACCCGAAAATGTTTTCTCTGATATTAGTTTCAGATATTTTGTCATTTTCTTACTATTTGATAGTACAACATCTCCATTTTCACTTCTCATTCTACTTTTAGTTTCAGGAGATGCAAATCCACTCTGTCCCAGTTTCTCTGCTAAATTTTTATAATCTTCATGAATTTTATAACTCGAATTTATATACTCATTGAGTTTTTCCATTCTAAAAACTTTTTCTTCATTTGAAACTCTATCTGTTCCACCAAGATTCTTACCGAATAACTTACCGACAAAATTAATAGATTTTCCTAAAATTCCAGTTTGATTAAAAAACCAATCCTTAATGCCATAACCCAAGCTCTTACTTAAACCTTTTAATCTATTACCCAAACCATATTCAAGATACCAATTATCTTTTATCTGGGATATTCTCTTTTTCTCCCATTCAATTTTCTCTTTTTCGATTCCTGTCATTATAGAAAGGGCATCTCTGGCATCCTTATTATTCAAATCAAATCCTTCAACTGCAAATCCAACACTTGATGCAAATTCTTTTATATGCTTTAATTGTTTTTCACTAAATGCTTTGTTTACATTAAAAAGAGAAGCTGTATATTTTTCAATGCTAAGTATTTGTTCTTTTACTAATTTTTCTCTTTTCTTTGTTAATGTATTTTGTTTATCTTCATGCTCCGCTTGCTTGGCAATTATTTTTATAAATTTATGATTTGCTTCTTCTAATCGTTTGAATATCTTATCATTCTCTTTTAATATTTGCTCTCTTCTCTTATCCGTTGTCTTTTCATTATCAAATTCTTTCTCGAAATAAGATTTTCTCTTATTTAAAATATCAACTTCTGATTCTAAAAAAGAATCAGAGAAAGAATTTATCTTCTTACTAATCTTATCTAAATCATTATTAAATTTTCTAATTTTTTCTGTATTATCCATTTTTACCTAATAAGGATTATTAAACTCAATATCACTATTTCCTTGTGGTTTTTGTTTTTCAAACTCTATCATCTTATCATATTGCCAAATAAAACTCTTAAAATCATATTCAGCGAAACTCGTCGGTGATGTACTAAAAAATCTACCTAAATTAAACTCCACATCGAGAATTGTATCAAGTCTTATATTTGGGAATAAAGAAGTCCTCTCGAAAGTCTAACCCCGCAAAACTAATCTTCTCACACTTACTACACTTAACATTAATTATAGTAGATATTCCTATTTCATTATCTGTCATTTCAGTTGATATAACAGAATAATCACCAACATCCAAACCAATTAAATAATCATACTTCTGTTTTAATGTTTTATCTTCCCCGTTAATCAAATTGATACAAGAAGCCAAACTTAGAATATCATCATCATAAGAAACTAATGGGTTATCACTATTCTTTGATTTAAAGTTTTCCAATTCAACCGCATCTTTGATTCTCTGATATCTCATATTTATTTCATGCTTATTTATCGGAAGCATAAACTCTTTATCTTTCGAGTAATCATCGCTTATATATGTTATCTTCAAAGAATCTAAATTAAAATGATACGAGGATTTTGTTTCACATTCTAAACAATTAAAGTCAACTTTAAAACCAGAATCCTTATATGAATTCGCTCTTAACCAGAAAATTATATATAACTTATCAGCAACCAATATATCATCAACATTGATACCTTTAATTGCCGACCTTAAAACATTATTCATTATTGTATTAGAATTACCTTCACTCATTTGTGAAAGTTGTTTTGCTTCTATTACACGGAGAGGACGACCATAAATTAAAGTATTTTCGGGATATAATTTATATTTAGATGGCAAATCAGTAATGGGATAGAATCCCAACATCGGATCATTCTTTAATTCCAGATTATCAACCTTTGTATTCTTAACACTCTCTTTAGTCTCAGTCACTTTTTCCATCTGAATTCTTGGCATTATAAACCCCCATATAAATTAAACAAATACTCACTCTTGTATATATTTATAATAAAAGAAAAAGGGATTCTTTTTACAGAATCCCCATATGAAAATCAAAAAATTCAAAAAGAAACTTATTAATTATCAGTGGTCATGTATTCCCATCTATCATAACGGAATCCAACACTATATTGAAGTGCTGCATTATCAGCATAACTCATAGCCACTTCAGCCACATTCTCCGGCCATGCCCCGAACAATTTAATCCTTCCATTATCAATTGCTTTGATGTTGGCATTGGTATAATCTAATAACTCTAAAACTATATTTCTTCCATAGATATTCTTGTTATTATTAATCCCACCACCGGAGCTTATACCAAAAACAGTTTGCTGCCAAGCATAGAGAGCCTTTGCAACCTTTCTATCAGAAAATTCCTCAAATGTAACATTAAATGGATTGGTAAAATGGAGTTTACCAGGAAAGAATTGTTCCATTCCAAGAAAATTCGATGTTATGACATCATTAGAACGACCGGGTAGAGTAACAGATCTACATCTAATTCTTAACTCCTCTTCGGTAACACCACCGGGAACCTCTGGAATCAAAAGATCCCATGAATATGTTCTTTGAATATCACCAAGTGGAAGTTTTCCTATTGAAAAATCAGCCATATATTTTCTCCTAAATCTTAATTATTAATATTTATAGCATGTCAACTTATCATCATTCACTATTATCTTATTTCAGAAAAATTAACCCCGGTTCTAGTGACTATCATATTAAGTCTTATAAATTCAATACTTTTTGGTGCCTGTATATAGACATCAACCATAAGTTCGTTATTATCAATAACCTGCGCTGTATTGTTGGTCTCGTCTACTACCACCTCGTACTTCATAACACCACCACCAGCTAATACAGTTCTCATGAAAGAATCAACAGTGTTGAAGACTCTCAATCGAGTTTTGCTATTATTTGGTTCAAAAAGAAACGAGAGTAAACTCGGTTCTATTGTATTCTCCAAGAACAGCAACAATCTTCTAACATTGATTCTATCGAGTGCTGATTTCTTTCTTTGTGCGGTTTTTTGACCCCACATTACATGACCAACACCACGAACAAAACGAGAAGTGTTTATATTATAATCATACAAATCACCAATCTGGGTATCAGAAAAAATTACATTCTGACCAATGCTTGGTAAAACACCTCTATTCATTCCAGCAGGAACATCCCAGGTATTTGCGATTCTATCGGTTCTTGCTAAAAGACAAGCACCAAAAACATTCTTAGGGATAAACACATTTCTATCATTGAATGAATCATAAATCTTATCCCATCCAGCATAGAGAAATGTATATGATTGTGCGGTTGTTATAGTAGGGAATACCGATTTGATGTTTTCAACAGTAAGATCATCATATTCCCCAACCTGAACACAAGCACAACAATCCATTCTATCAACACCGACTATACGAGAAATAACAGGGGTAGTAGAAGGTACTTTTATACAATCAATAAGAATATTAACATCAACTTTAGTTTTATCTTTAAAAAGTTCCCATGCATCATCAATATGATTAGCATGAACATTAAAATAGCTATTACTATCTGCTCCCCCATCCAATGCAACCGGTTCACCGGCAGTATGAATCATACCAATGCCACTTACAGCAGTTACAGATTTTACATAAATATATTTCGATTTTCCATTTACAACATCTTCAACAAAGAGTTGCTTTCCTTCACCATCTTTCGCATAAGATTTAGAACAATAGAAAGTTTCAGCAGGAACAGAATCGAAATCTTCTTGTTCCGATGTTTTGGTAAATACTGATAATTTAAAAACCGAACCAGAGAGCGATGCATCATACTTATGTTCCCAATCCACATCACCAGATACAGCGGAGAGCGATGCCCCAGCACTTGTAATCAAGGTAATGCCGATATTATCACCATAGGTACCCGGGCCTCTTGATGCTATGACCAAAGATGCGCCAGGAACAATAGATAAAGACCCATCAATATCATAATTAATAGTATTTGAATTACCATCTGGGTGTGCTCCCAAAAATGTTGAGGAATCCGCAGCCGAAATAGTTATAGAATTAACAGCCGAAATAGTACCTGTACCAGAAACAACAATATTAGAATATTCTTCTACCCCACTCGTTGCTCTAACAACATAAAGGGAATCACTTTCCTTTAAAAATTCCATACCAGCATAAATACCAACATCCGTTCCATCTGGAATAGGAGTACCAAACAAATCAATAAGTTCCTTATCAGTTGTAACCAAAACCCTTTGATTTACAACACCTTGCCGAGCACTCATAACGATTGCCCCAGTAGATGTTCCCGCTGGTCTTGTTACTTCCGAATAGTCCTTTTCAAATCTATATACATTTGGTGTTTTGAGTGATTGTCCCATATTATATTCCTCCACTAAATTTATTCTTTATTCAAATCTATTAGTATTTATACTTACATGAATTAAAAAATGAATAAAAAAAGAATCTATGTTTATGTGAACATAGACCCTTTTTATTTTTTGAAAACAGCAATTATTTTAAAATTTCAACTTTAACGGCTTTGGCCATTGTATCTTTTTCGCCATTACCAAGATTAAAAGATCTACCAATATAATATTTCTTAGCACCTTCTAAATCGGTATTTATCGTGGTTATCAGCGAATTACCATTATCAAAAGTAACAACCACATCCACCTTTCCATTTTTTTCATTACTCTCGGATGCAGTAACGGTTATCAACCCCTCTTTGGTTTTATCAAGAGTGGTCTTCGCGTCTTCTAATAATTCATTATCTATGTATTTCATTTTTATTTCCCCGCTATTTTCTTAGCCGAAATCACTTCATTATAACCTTTCTGAAACTGTTTCACCAATTCATTCAAACCAATCGTATCATTTAATTCAGAATGGAAAGTAGCAATCATATTACCAATCTTGTAAACCATAGGAGCAACTTCTACCTTTCCTGCTTTGGATATAATTTTCTGCAATGCATCATAAGATTGTTTATCGAAAGATTCATCGATATCTTCTTCCTCTTCGATTTCTTCGGATTTTTCTTCTTCCTTTTCATCGATCTCTTCAGTAGCTTCAGTTTCTTCCTCTTCCTTCTCTTCTGCTTCTTTCTTCTCTTCTTGTTCTCTTAGAACACTCACTGCATTATTCAGGAAGTCCAAATCGATATAATTTCCCATATTTACCTCTTATTTTTAAAAATATTCATTAGTATTTATACTTCAATCATCAAAAACAACAGCGGGGGCACTATTCTCATCTTCATTACTTTCCCGCTGGATTTTATATCTACTCTCAACCGTTCTTTCCATGGAACCGAAATTCTCATATTGTGGTGTTGTTAAAAAATAAATCGCCCATGCTAATGACATAACACGGTCATCATTATGAGAACCGGTTGCTTTGAAAATGTTTTCATTTCTTTCTTCGAAGAATGTCAATTCTGATATTGTATTCTTATCACGAAGGGTTAACCAACCATTTTCAATATATCGCTTCAATGCCAAACATGCAATTAGTTTAGTCTTTACATTAGAATTGACTCCTAATTTTTTCTTCTCAAAACTAATTATCCTATCATATTCATATTGATGCCATATAAGATTTGCAATTTCAGTTCCACCACCATTGTTTTCAATCATTATCTCGGCTTCATTATATAGTTTGGATATCTCTATTATAATCTGGGAAAATCCATAACCATCAATTCTGTTATTTGCATAGGTTGCGACCTGCTCGATATCTCTTTCTGAATTAACCTTTACAACCTGTATTGTAGAATTATTTTTACCAATACCCGCACCACTATCAACGCCAATCAAATAAGAACATTCCTCTCTTGGTAATTCAAAAATATTCATCATACCAGAATATTTTGTCATTAGTGGTTCTCTATATATCATCCTCTGTAATGTATCTGCGTCTATTAGTGTGGCAGATGAACCAATAAAACTACACTGATATTCTTGTTCGAAGAACATCTTTCCATAGGATTCAATAATATCTTCTCTAAATTTATTATCTCTACCAGGAACATCCCACCAATTTATTCTTATGGGGAAAAAACTATTTTTACCGGCCACTGCATTAGTCCACATATCATAGAAATGATTAAGACCTTTTGGTGTACTTGTTATTATCAATTTACTTTTCTTACTCGAATAGATAGTAGGAATAACGCTTTCAATAAATTCTTTTACAAGATTTCCCGGGATATGAGCATACTCATCTATATATAACAAAGAAACAGTCTTAGATCTAATAGAAGATGATGATGTGGTTCCAATTACTATCTTCGAGCCATTCTCCAAATGTAATGATTTTGCATTCCATCCTGCCTCTGTTATTCCTTGTTGTAAAAAATAAGGAAGATTCATATATGCTAATTTTATACGACTCATAATTTCTTTAGCCGTATCTTCTTTATTGGCCAGAACCGCAGCGGTTTTATCAGAATTAAATAATATAAAATGAAGAATATAAATTGATGTAGTTGTTGTCTTTGAACTCTGTCTCGCTGAAATTATAATAGCATGTCTTTTATCTTCGGGTGGTTCCAGAAATGCTTTTAATATTTTCTTCTGAAAATCCCACAATGTAATAGTATGTTCGCCATCCTGAATACTAACAATCTTGAAATATTTTTCTGCAAAATAAATTATATCTTCTTTACACTTTACTATTTCTTGTATATGTTCCTGTGTGTATTCAAATATTTCTCCGGCACCTCTTAATGTTTCATTTCCATTATACATTATCTATCCTTATTTTTTTCATATTCATACGAACAACTAACATCATGGATGTGTTTGCCGATAACTTCTCCCATGGGTAAAGCATTAAGTTTCCATTTAATTACAGGAAATTTTAAACCACAATCTCTTTCTACTATAATTTTATTATTATCCTTTGTTATTATCTTTAGAGATAATTTAGAGTTTTTATCATTAATGTTAGAATATTCCAAAATATCAACTGAATTTAGAGGGAATCCTTTTTTTTCAAAAGATTCAATTACTTCCCTGATAAGAATCTTCTTATCTATTTCTTCGAAAAATAAAACATCAGTTTTGCTATTTTCCATCATGTGTCCTTTCTTCTACATCAAACTCCGTGTTTATTGCTTTCATTTGTGACATGGACGATGCCTCTTTCATCATAAACATCAACTCCTTTGCTGTCATTCTAACATTTATATTTGTATTACTATTATTTCCTAATCCACCATCTCTATTCAATCTTGTTCTAACTTCTGCTTCGGAAACAGCAACATTCAATTCTCTCAATTCTTTAATCCCCTCTAAAATAGAGGATAATAATTTAGCATAAACTTCCACCATTCTTGGTGGGGAACCAATCTTTATATCTTTTTGAATTACATCCAAGACTTTCTTACTATTATCTACCAAAAACTTTATCTCTTGCTGTAAATATTCTTTATCCTCTAATGTTCTAATGTTATTAGATTTCTGAATTAATTCATTTTTTTGTTGTTGAAATTCATCAACTGCAATTGGAAGAGGGGGAATATCAAATTCTTTATCAAGTTTTTCAAAATCAGACATAATAAACCTTTCTATAATCTTGTTATTTCATTATCTTCATTTATCAAACTTTCATTTACTTTTATTGCATTAGCCTTTGAATTATCTACCAATGTCTTTATAGTATATATATCACTTAATTCTCCAGAACCAGACCTATT